CAACCTACCTGTTTCAAACCGTTGCAGCAGTATGCTAATCCCCGCCTCAATAGAATTGTTACCACTTAACTTGCCCTCTGTGGGCGGGTTGCTAAAGTGATCGGGAAGCATCGACACTCCCAGGTCTCTGTATTGCTGCGCCAGCTGTATGCCAGAACCTTTATCGTGTTGTAAACCATCGTGAGGAAACGCTACTGGTATGCCTGGTGTTCTAGCGTTTAAAACAGCAGCGTGAGTTATAGGTGTTTCTTTGTTTCTGCGATGTTCGTCGTATATGTACATAATATCATCGTCTGGATCGTAAGCTACCCAGCTAACAGCTGTGGGATGGTCAAATCCAAAGTCTATACCCGCTATTCTGGGGAAATGCTCTGGTAGGTCGAAATCCTCACAAGTTATATCTTCTTCTGCTACTGGATAAACCAGTCCTGATCCAAATACAGGTATGCCTCTGGAGCGCATGTCCCGCTCAGCTGGGCTATATACTGCTAATAGCTGTTCTTTGGTGCGAGAGTCTAAGTGGTCCACATCGTCCCAGGTGGCCGTTATTAAGCTCTGACCCGGCTTTAGCTCGTTCATAAACCCGCTTACTACAGAGGTCATCCCCCGCTCTGGGGTAAAGGTCATATAGACTATGCCGCTTGTATCGGCTGTGCGAGTTATACACTGCGAAAAAATTTCATGCTTCGGTTCTTCATCGAGCCATACAACGTCAATAGCTTCTCCCATGAATTTCTCAAAACCCTGTTCGTAGGCTTTGAAGCTGATTTGCGAGTTCCCTCCAGACTTGTGACGTACCAGAGCAGACGAGAAAGCATTTGGAACTCCTGGTTTCCTAATAGTCTCAACAATACTGTCCAAAGGTATAGCCCCTGTACCCTTTCTAGTAGGGTCTTGAGGATTACCAAACAGTTCTTTTTGTATAATATCTCTGGTAGTATCGTTAGACTCTCCAGCTGCCCAGGCTCTGATAGGCTTGTTAAACTTACGACCTTCCCACCAGGTAGGATAATTACCTGTTAAGTGATACGCTGTCTCAGCTGCTCCGCAATAGGTTTTACCCACTCTGTTAGCAGCCATTAAAATCCGTTGAGCAGCGTCTATGCCTTCTAGGTGAAATTTCTTCTGGTAGTCGTAAGGCTCGTATTTCTCTAAACGTCTAGTTTCTAAGCGTTTCTGTTTTTCTCGGAGAAGTTCTAAGATTTTTTCCTTATCCACGTAGCTTTACTACATTGTCAGAGAGACGCTTGATCTGCTCGTCTAGTTCCGCATCGCTTAGATCGACAACCTCTTTAACAACCGTTTCCTGCTTATGGATAGCGTCGTAACCGGCCCGGCTTAGGATGTCTCTGGCGGCGTTTAGCTTGACGTTTTCAGACTCTGCATTGCGCATCAGTAGTTCCAAAACTGACAAAGCTAGCGTGGCCGTTTCCCCTACCCGCTCTTTGATCCGCTTTTCTATGTGGAGCCAGAGGTGTCGCTGTAGGCGTTTTGATCGGTTTTTAGCTGTTGCTTTACAATCGTAACCAGCTTTGGCAAAGGCTTCTAAAGGTTCTAAATGATTATCTACTAACTCAGTAATAAAGTTAGATTCTTTATCTGTTAGCTCTTTGTCTAAGAGTTTAGGTTCTAAATAACTAGCATATTTAGATGTCTGTTTAGGTACAGTCTTGATTGTCTTAGGCATATAAATTTATCCAGCATATTGTAAATAACACCATGTATGCAACGTAGGACAACATTGCAGTTACATACGCATATTCTAATACCTTATACAAGTATTTCATAGTGCTATTATACTATGTTTTTCCAAAATAGTCAATAGTATAGATTTTCAGAATACCTCCCCAGAATGAACGAATAGAACATGATAGAGGACAGTACCACCGGGGGGGTCATGCGTTACCTTATAACATTACAGACCAGCAGGATTGGAGCAGCGAGCCAGCAGTGTGACAAATTTGCAACAGTGTTGTACATAAGCAACAGTGACAATGCTGCAACAGTGTGAGATTTGTGCAACAGTGTTGCAATGTTGTACCAGTGTTGCTGAAATGTCAGGATAATTTGCAACGTGTGTGAGAGTGTGCGCGTTGAACATATGTTGGCATTGATATTGCTAGAGTCTTACTTGTAACCATATAGTGGTTAACATATGCATATGGCTCTATATAGCTCTCACGCATGGTCTACAGACGTATTAACATATTAGGCACATACATTAGCCGACACATGCTCAGCGGGCACTCAGTGAGCTTCTTACGCAGAGAACAGGCATGGAACAGAATGAGGCAGGAATGAGGCAGGAATGAGACAAGGTAGCTTGTAAATGGCCATAATTGTTTTCTAGTATGATTCGGATATATCTGTATACTAATCAATAGTGATTAATCAAACAGCTTACTGGAGGACTACACAATGAACGACTATATCTTAAACGACTATGCGACAAGTTTGGCCGAAGAGATTAAGAAAGAAGTAGAAGACTTTGACAACTGTGACGCTATGACGCTCGCTTGGGAAGCAGCAGACTCTAGCGAGTACGTTATCTATTACAATAAAGCACACGCGATCTGCCAAAGCTGCGACATTACGCACGGCGAGGACTTCATGGAGGAATGTTACAACGACACGTTCAAGAGCTATAATGATACGGCTGTGACGATAGCTTTCGGCGAGCTACATTACCGCATACTTAGCAAACTTAGCGATTTAGGCGTGGAAATATGAGACACCCTATCAACTGCCGAGATGGATCAGCTTGGCACTCTTGGCAACTACGAGCGATCGATTGGCTCGATAGAAATCCAAACGCTAGCCGTTCTGAGATAAGCGCTGAGGCACACACCTTTGCCAGCGACACAGCTGGTCTAGGTCCGCACTCAGCAGTTTATGGCGCAAAGCATCGCGCATTCATGGAGGCAGCACAGTGAGCATCGACCCCATTGAACCAATAAGCGCTATACTGCCAGTACAAACTACATACACCTATCGAACCATTGCGCTGCAAAACGCTCAAGGCGTGCAACACGTCACCACTATTGAAAACGAGAACCAGTCCGGAAGAACTGTTAGCACTTCGGCTAGTGTGTTGACTATATACGATAGCTTTGGTAATCTTCAGACACTGGGAGACGAACAACCTAGCACAATCAAAGGACTAATCGCATGAGAATCGTAACAGACGTGCACCTAGAGACCAGCGAGAAACTTTTAGAAGCTCTTAGGCGAAGCATGACAAGGCTATATGCCGACTCTTTAAGCGCCTCAGACATTAAACAATTTTCTGAGCAAATGATAGACGACTGCTTTGAAACCATTAGCGAAATCAGTATAGATATAAACGCAAACGTAAGGAGTAACAAAGATGTTTAACATGTTCAAACGTTGCACATTGAACGATAGAACCCAAGGCTATCGCTACTCGTGGGGACTAACTCGCAAGCGTTCCACTGTTAAACGCTATGGCAGAGTAGTCGGCAAGACAATGACAGGCTATCACTACGGACTACGCTCGCTATACATTCAGCACAAGACAGCTAGACCACTGCACAATTTTGGAGGTAAATCATGAAAAGCCTATATAAGTGCCAACAGTGCAAGAAGAACCCGTGCGCTTTGATCGACAAAGGCTTAAAGTGGTGCGGAGCCTGTTGGATAGCCGACGCGCTTGGAAAGTATAAAATAAATTACAGTGTACCCCTTGAAACTGTAAAAAGCAGGACTATATAGTACTATATAGTCTCTCTATAGAGTTAGACTATAGAGTTTATATATACTATAGTTCTTATCTATATAGTAGCTATATAGAACCAACCTTGTAACAGTATTGGAAAGCCTGATAATGCAAACGGAAATGGATTACATCTCCCGACAGATTGATTTGAAGTTAAACAATCAAGAGACATCGCTGCTAGCCTATTTAAAAGATATCGATCATCTAGTGTCGAAGCCCGTTATGACTATGCACGAGTGTGAGGGAGATATGTGGCTCTCAGACTATCGAGACTTAAACTCAGCTGTATGGCGCATCAGGGGACTTGTCGATAAGCTGGAGCACGCGCTAGGCGAGAATAATCCCAATGACTAAACAGTCGCAGAAATATCCCAGAGATGAAGTCGTGGACCTTCTAAGAGATATCTATAACAAGCAGCCAAATATGACGCTTGAACAGTTGTCTTCTATGTCAGGGTATTCTATAAAGGTGCTGGTGAAATGTTTAGCAAGCGACAGCATAGAAGGTTCAACATAATGCATTGCGTCATCTGTAACGAGCACTTGCCACTAGGTCAAAAGTGGCCTTCGGAGGACTTATGCGTTAATTGTAGACACGAAATACGCATGACAATTTTGGACAATGAGTATCAAGATAAGGAGATAGGCTACCTTGAATATCCTCGGTAATTTGCTTGGAATGATTATTCTACGTGCTATACTATTAGAACAGACACTCAAACAGGGAACGGTTAAAGATGACTAGGGACGATTGTTTGCAAGAAGCTTGTGAGCTTATCAACGGAGAACGTGCTAGGGACTACGGAGACGCTTATTTGAACCATGCTAGAATAGCAGCCTTGTGGACTACTTACACACAGAGCAAGACTACTGACTTAACACCTGTAGACGTTGCCATGATGATGGTTCTTGTGAAAGTAGCCCGGACCATAGAAAATCCGAAGACAGATAGCTTTGTCGATATAGCTGGGTATTCCGCCTTGGCTAGCGAAATGGTTTCCAAAAATGTTTGAGATATCCGACGTAGAGATTACCAAAATAGCCTTGTTATTGACTATTGTGGGTTTTATGGTCTATATGACTTTCAAAAGTAGGTGATATGATGGACTGGTCTGAGCGTATCAAAAACAACGTAGCTCTTGAGATAAGCTACTTGAAAATGCTTGAAGAGGAAGGAATGGATAAGAGCGTGCTGCCTTTTCTTTCAATGCTTTCAAACATGAACGACAAGCCTATATCTCACTTTGTCATGATGGCCATTGAAGAAATGAAAATGTATCTAGATCAAGAACCAGAATACGAGGTAGAGCTAGAGGAAGACTACGAAGATGACCTTAAAGAAACGGTGCACTAGATGTTAGAGAAAGAAGCAGCCTTAGCCGTTAAAACACACCAACCTTGCGACAGTTGTGGATCATCAGACGCTCTCTCGATATACGACGATGGTCATAGCTATTGCTTTTCCTGTAGGGAACATATGAATCACGCAGAGGAAACTAATATAGAACAGCTACACCAACCAATTAGCAAAGCGAAAGACACTGCTTGGGAGGATCGTAAGATTAGCCCAGCGGTTTGTGATTTCTACGGAGTTGCTGACTCGGGTTTTCGGGTATACTTCCCATACTGTGGTATCGATGGTCTACAGATAGGTGGTAAAATTAGAGAGCCGGGCAAAACTTTCAAAACAGAGGGTGACTTTAAGAATGCCACACTGTTCGGAGTACACACCATTACTAAATCTATGGGTGTCCGCTCGAACACTGTCATTGTCACAGAGGGAGAGGCAGACGCGTTAGCAGCCTTCCAAATGGCCAATGGTATTTCGGATAGTGCTAAGACTTTGTCCAAACGAGGCAAGGCAACCGTCCACGCTCTATCGATCAAGAGCGGACAAGCCAGCGCAGAACGAGACTTTAAGAACAATTTGGAAATGCTGGAGACATTTGACAGAGTGTTTATTTGTTTTGATAACGAGGTAGAGGCTCAGCAATCGGCTGAGAGGTGCGCCAGGCTGCTCAAGCCTGGTAAGGCGTTCATAGTACAGCTGGAGCATAAGGACGCTTGCGAGTATTCTTCTAAGGGCTTGTCTGGCGAGTTTCTAGCACACTTGAAGAACGCTTCTTGCTATACCCCTGCCGGTATCCGGAACGCTGCTACAGACTTTGACGGTTTATGGTCTGAACAGAACCTTAGAAGCATTCCTTTTCCTTTCCCCAAGCTACAGAGCAAAACCCTGGGTACTCGTGCCAGGGAGATTGTTACTTGGGCAGCGGGTACAGGCGTTGGCAAGAGCAGCCTTTTGCGAGAGCTACAGCACTACTACTTAAAGGAGACAGACGCTAACATTGGAATTATAGCTTTGGAGGAAAGCGTAGACCGTACTCGCAGAGGTATCCTAGCCGTGGAAGCTAACGATAGGCTGCATTTAAACGAAGTATTCGAGAAGTATTCTAAAGAACAGATACGCGATTACTTTGACAATACTTTAGGCACTGGTAGGGTGTTTATCTACGACCATTTTGGCTCGCTAGAGATGGACGACCTGCTAGACCGGGTACGCTACATGGTACAAGGCTTAGACTGTTCTGTTATCTTTATAGATCATCTGAGCATCTTGGTATCTGGTTTGGATATTTCAGACGAGAGACGCGCTATAGATCGTAC